CAGAAATGCATTGATGTCTACCATCACATTCAGGAGTGTCTTCTTTGCAGTTGTCATTATTGATACATCCAGGATCACAGCTACCTATGTGGTGACCAGAATCAAAGTTGCAGTGGAAGCAGGTAGAACCATCAACAGTGTAGTTCCCATTGCAGAACCCATTCCACATGTCACAATCTTCATCTTGTCTGCAACCTGACACACATTCATTTGCTTCACACAAGGGCAATTCACTTGGGCAATCTTCGTCAACACAACATTCTGGGGCTGAACAGGTAAAGTCATCCTGACACTCTGCACAGGACATATTTGTACAATTAGAGTCTGAGCAACATTCTGGCAAAGTACATTGATTGTCATTCCCACAAACAGAACATGAACCATACTTAGCACAATCAGAGTTCTCATTGCAGCCATTCTTACATACATTGTTGTCACAGTACTGATCCTCTGAACAATCATCATCAGTACAACACTCTGGTTGAGTGCAGGTCATATCATCCTGACATACAGCACAGACAGCATTGGTGCAATCATCATTAGCACAACATTCAGGCTGACTACATTGGTTATCAGCTTCGCAAAAAGCACATGCTCCATTTTTAGTGCAATCAGAGTCCTCATTGCATCCCTCCTTGCACTCTCCATTGTCACAATATTGGTCAGAAGTGCAGTCATCATCTGAACAGCATTTGGGATCGTAACATTCATTGTTGACACAGGTAGAGCAGGCTGTCATTGTACAGTCTCCATTATTTGAACAGCCTTGACAAGATCCATCAATACACAAACCATCCTGACAATCCTGATCAACACAACACTCTGGTTCATTGCAAATATGGTTCTCACAGACACCACATTCCTCTGAGTTGTTTACTCCACACTCTGATCCATTCCTGCATCCCTTGATGCATTTACCCTCACCACCCTCTTCAAAGTTACAGTATTCATCACCATTACAGTGAACATCAAGCTTACAATCAGGAGTACACATCCAGCCATCATCACAGGTCTCACACTCAACACACTCCTGCCAGGCCTCACATTTGTGGCAGATTTCTGGCTTGAACTCACAGTCTACATTTCTTGGATAATTACAGACTGGTCCACCATGTTCCCAGTCAATTGAGAAGTCAAAGAAAAGGTTTGGAGGATCACCATGACATTTGGGGCATTCATGAAGACATGGAGCCAATTTAGGTTCACAAACCCAAAATCTGCTGCAATTAAATTGATGTTGCATGAAGATGGGGTGGCCATTCACAGGATTTACCCAGTCCTTACATTCTGGTGGTGGGGCATCATGAGGAAGACATTGTCCTGCAGCTTCTTGAATGTACAAGCCTATGGCCAACAAGAAGACACACTCAAACCTCATTCTTCTGTTGCTTGCAAGAAATCTAAATACTATATTTCTAGAAGTAAATGTTTCCATCTTTTTACAGAAGTCTCTACTATTAGGATTACTTCTTACTGGCATATAAGCATATCTAATTTTATAGATATCACTATCCTCTTTAGATGATTTGTTGCTAGACTTAATTGTAGCCATTCTAACGTCACTTATATCCTCTGAATATATTTCGCTATGCACAACTTCCCAATCATCGCTTAAAACCTCTCCTAAGCCTTCTAACTGCTCTAGCATATCATCTCCTTGTTCTTCAGAAAAGTCCTCATTAACTTGTGAAGATAATTTCTCTCCAGTTTCTTCTTCTTTTCTAATCTTAGTAGATATGTTATCTAATTCTGTAAACTCTATTGGTTGTAATGTTACAAAGTATAAATCTTGTGTAATACCGTTAAAGTCTAATATATCTTCTAAACAGTATTTAATCTCATCTTGGAATGGTCTAATAATTACATTGTCCATTAATACAGATGCTGTTCTTAATTCTTCTGCATTGTTACCAAATCCTGTATTGTCTTTAATACCCAATAAGATAGGAGATACAATACCGTGTCCTAACATAATCTTTTCTCTAGCTTCATCAGATAAGAATTGATACTGTGCGTGAGCATCAGGTAAGTGTATAGCTTCTATTTCTGCTTGAGTTTCTTTAGACTCGTTAAATGCTATAATAGTTCTACCTGCATTAGAGCTACCAGAAAACTTATCATTAATCTTTCTTTCAATAGCACCTTGTGTTTCTTCGTTAGGAATACCATTGTTAAAGTTAATAAATAAACTAGGAGCTAATCCATTTTGTATATTAGATATATGGTAGTTAGATACTTCACATTCTAAATCAGCATATTGTAAACACGCTTGGTAATCAGGAGTAGAGTAGTAGTAAAAACCACTTCTATAAGGCTTAATTACATATATCTCTTCTCTTTGTGATTTACCTCCGTGTTTGAAACAAGGTATTCTTTTAGGCTTATCACTAGGTTTAGCATCTGCCCAATTAGGATGGTAGTAGTATGCTTGTATAATTCCTTTAGAGTTAGCTTTCTCAGCTCTTAAAGTCTCCATAGGAAAGTGAGATACTTTTAATATCTTAGTTTTATTTCTATTGTAGGTTAGTTTAATTGCACCTTGTCCTAATTTCTTTCTATCTATTACTACCTTTTTAATTTCTCTAGGTCTTAATAGTTTTTTCATTCTTACATAATGTTCTGGTAATAACTCAGAGTTAGTAGATTCTATACCTCTACCAAACACCATATCAGCTATACCATTATTACATCTAGCATTAGTTGGACTAGAAGTATCTAATTCTATAAGTCTACCAAAATAATTATTATCAGCACCCCAAGAAACCCAATCTCTATTGTGAACTTCTTTTACTTCTGGTGCTTCGTAAGATGATAAATTAAGTATCCTTACATTTTGTTGCTTCTTATTATCTTTCATTATATAATATATGTGTTATCATTTATCTCTCCTGTAGGTTGTATATATCTGTCTTGTGATACTATATGTTTAACAGTATAATCATCTTGACTAGTACAGAATATTTTATCTCTATATGCTAGATTGTCGTCAGCTTCTATCTCCATAAAATAAGTAGAGCCTTCAGAAAATATAGAACTAGAGAATTCTAATGTTGTGAAATCATTATCACTACCTACTACTGCGTCAGTTATTGTATCTGACTTAGCATCTCCATCTCTTCTTAATTTAATAGATAATGTTATTACAGTAGATAAGTCTACTCTAGGCATTATAGATATAGTTTGAGA